ACCTTAATCATGGCGGCGGTTGATCTGGAAGTTAAAGCCCGGAAGAAAGCCGAGAAAGAACGCAAAAAGTAAGGAGGTAAAAAACGATGAGTTCCATATCAAGCAGTATCAGGCTATCCGATCAAATGAGCCCGGCCATAAAATCAATGATGACCGGTATGAACAGCATGATTGCCGGTTTTGAACGAATGGAGACCGCCAGTGCCGGGGCCATCGACACGAAAAGCCTGTCTATGGCCAGATCAGAAATGGCAAAAGCCGGCGCGGCCTTCAAACAATTTGAAAAGTCTGTAGAAGATGCTGAAAAAAGCCAAAAGGAGTTTAACAGCACCGCGAAAGCCTCCACCAGCTCCATGGGCGGGCTGATCGGCAAAGTCGGAGCCTTGGCTGCCGGCTATATGTCATTGCAGGCTATTCAGGGCGTTATGGATATGTCGGATACCTATTCCCAGACAACGGCCCGGTTAGGGCTGATGAATGACGGATTGCAGACCACCGCTGAATTGCAGACGGACATCTTCAAAGCCGCTAACGAGTCTCACGCCAGTTACCAGTCAATGTCCGACATGGTTTCTAAACTAGGCCTGATGGCCGGCGACGCCTTTTCAAGCAATGATGAGATTGTAGATTTTGCTGAACAGGTAAGCAAACAGTTTGTTATTTCCGGGGCCAGTGCTGGGGAAACCAGTAATGCTATGCTTCAATTAACGCAGGCGATGGCATCCGGGGTCTTAAGGGGCGATGAGCTTAACAGTATTTTTGAAAACTCCCCAACTTTGATTCAGACTATTGCGGATTATTTAGGCGTGCCGATCGGTGAGATCCGGAACATGGCGTCCGAAGGCGAGATCACCGCGGATATTATTAAAAACTCGATGTTCAAGGCAGCAAATGCCACAGACGCTAAGTTTGAAGCGATGGGGATGACTTTTGGCCAAGCCTGGACAATCTTTCAAAATAAATCAAACCGGGCCTTTCAGGGTGTGTTTACCCAGATGGGGCAATTGGCTAACAGTGATGCGCTGGATGGTTTTCTTGATGGGCTGGCTGGTGGTATTGGATCAGTAGCCACAGGTATTTCTACAATGAGTACCGGATTATCGACGCTTCTTAACCAGCCATCCACATTAAATCTAGGGGCTGATATAAACGTCGTTGTGACGGAACTAAAAGAAGAAGCCACCGAATCGATGGAGCAAATCGCAGAGCAGTTTAAAAAACGAGGACCTGAAATACAACAGGCTCTTAGCGACGCTACAAATTCGTGGGACACCTTTGTCCAAAGAATTACTCAAGGAAATGACACATTAAGTACACTCGATTGGGAAAGCGGCACTGCTGATGTTTTTGCCGACTGGATTGACCGCACCGCCAAAGGTGCCGAGGTTATGGGGTACGTTGCTGCTGAGATTGTTGATTTGCACAATTTATTTTCCGCAATCTGGGCCGGCGACTGGGAAGGTGCAAACGGATGGTTAACAACGATCCAGGATGACGCTTATCAAATGCAAAAAGTTATGCTTGATTCCGGCGAGAAGTCGACAACCATGTATGCCCAAGGCGTACAAAGTGCGCTCCCAACAATGCAAGCAGCTGTTCAACAGTCGACAGAAACAGCAATGGCGCCCATGACATCGCTGCCCACCACAGCAAATCAAATCGGGGCCAACACCACGGGCTCTTTTGCCGGGGGATTATTAATTAATCAAGCGATCGTGACGAGCAATTCTCAAGGGATCGCAAACGCCACAACAGAGACAATTCGCCCACTCGAAAACAGTATGTACACCATCGGTCAAAATTCAACATTGGGGATGGGTCAATCGATAGCCGATAATGCTGGTGCAACAGAAAAAAGCGCTAGCGGCGTAACCGCCGGAATTAATAAGATGTTCTCCCCACTACCTAAAGATACTCGATCCATTGCAGATTATGCAATGCTTGGCCTAAAAGCCGGGCTTGATGATTCGGGAAGTATCGAGTCAACTATTGTCAGTCTGACGGGGCTCATGTTAGACACATTTAAAAACAAACTGGGCATTCACTCCCCATCTACAGAAATGTATGATATCGGGACTAATACAATGGCTGGGTTATTTAACTCCTTGGCTGACAGCGACCTGGTTAAATTCTGCGAAAACATTGTGGCTGATATGAAAGCCGCCTTTGAGGCTGGAAACTTCAACCTTCAAGCCGGAATAGAATACCTGGGCGGCGGTGCTGCCGATTTCTTCAAGTCCATCGGCATTGGCGGGGCCTCATTGGGCCAGCTGATCACTCCTTTAGCGGGGGATGTGACCTCAGGGTTTGGTTCTCGTGAACAATTCATGACAGATAGCGGCCAGTTGTCGAGCGGTTGGCATCCGGGCATTGATATCGGCGCCGCGTTTGGCACACCAATTGGCGCGGCCGGAGCAGGGACTGTAATTTTTGCCGGATGGAACGGCGGCTATGGCAACATGGTCGAGATTGATCACGGCAATGGGTTAACATCAATGTATGCCCACATGGAAAGCATTGCGGCCTCACTGGGCCAGACTGTTTCAGCGGGCCAAACAATCGGCTATGTCGGGTCGACCGGAAATTCAACCGGCGCTCATCTTCACTTTGGGCTATACCAGGACGGTCAAGCGATTGATCCGAGCGCGCTTTGGGGTTATTCATCAGGAACGATGTCGGCCAGAGCGGGGATTGCCAGAGTCGGTGAAAATGGACCAGAGCTGATCGGCTTTGGTGGCGGCGAAACAGTCCTCAATTCCAAGAAAACCAAACTTTTCGAGTCTGGAAGACGGGGGCCGAGCAGTATTGCTGCCAGTTCTGGTGGCGTAACAGTACAAGTAAACATGAACGGCGTCAAAATATCAAACGATATGGATATCGAAGTGGTGGCAGATCGTTTAGGGTCGCTGATCGTTGAAAAAATGAGAACGCGCTCAAGCGTGGCATAGGAGGTGCAGAATGTCATATCTAGTATATCTTAATAAAATTTTGCTCCCTGTCACCCCGGGGGAGATCAGTATTCACGCTCCAGGGAAAAATGAAACATTCGAACTAATTGACGGCTCTGAGGTTAATATTCTCAGGGCCCCGGGATTGGAAGAAATAACATTTGATTTTCTTCTGCCTCAAACGCGGTACCCCTTCGCGGTGTACCAAAAGAACCGATTTCAAACCGCGGAATATTACATTAAAAAATTTAAAGACCTGAGGGCTAAAAAAACACCCTTTCAATTTATTTTGTCACGGGCTGTTTTCGTAAGTGATGAGCAAAAAGGAAGGATTAACACCTCGTTTAGCACAAATATAAAAGTTGCAATTGAGGATCTGCAGCAAAAAGAAAGCGCAGATGACGGCTTTGACATAAGGATGAGCATTATTTTGAAAGCTTACCCGGATTACGGTACCAAAACCTTTAAGATCAAAAACGATGTGGCGACACCCGAAGAACCAGACCGCCCAGTGGAGCCTGATCTGGTTGTTTTGCCGAACCAACGCCGAACCTACACTGTGAAGTCTGGCGACTCTCTGTGGGCTATTTGCTCAACGCAATTAGGTAACGGCGGGTTATGCTGGGACGTGGCACGAAAAAATAACATCGCTGAGCCAAACCATATATCGGTCGGTCAGGTGATTGATTTGACGGGGTTCTGATATGGCGGCGGAGTTAAAAATACAAAGTGGTAACCGGGTATATTTGCCGGTTGTCCAGGGCGATATCACACTTACCCGGGAGAAAAATAGCGTATCGGTTCTTGAGTTCAAACTACTCTCTGACAAGAAAAATCTTGAAATAGTAGAAGGGAACCTGGTTACTTTCACATCGGATGAACTTGAACCAAAAGGAGAAATCCACAATATTTTCAAAGGGTTTATTTTTCGGCTCAGGCCCGATAAGAATGGTTTTATCAGTGTGACGGCCTACGATCAGATTAGGTACTTGAAAAACACAGATACTTATGTTTATGAGAATAAAACATTAACTGACTTGTTGAGGATGATTTGCGGTGATTGCCAGATAAAAGCTGGCGCTGACATTATGGCGACCGGCTATGTGATCCCTTCCCGGATTGAAGAACAAAAAGCGTATCTGGATATGATTGTCTCAGCTATCCAACTGACCCATCAAAACACCGGGAAAGAATACATTCTTTGGGATAATTTCGGGGAGGTGGCCCTTCACGATACACAATTTCATAAAGTACCGATGGTGATCGGCAACGACACGGCGGGGGATTTTGATTTCGAAACAAACATCGATGATGATACCTATAACCAGATCAAGCTTTTCAGGGAAAAAGACGACGGAACCCGGGAAGTATTTGTTAAGTCGAACCCTGGCAGAATCGGCCAATGGGGGCTATTGCAGTACAGTGATACCCTAACCGACGAAGAAAACGGCGATAACAAAGCCGAAATTCTGTTAAAGCAAAAGGAATGGAACAAGATAACCTTAAGAATGGTTGATTGTTTCGGTGATGCCAGAGTCAGAGGCGGATCGAGTGTGGTAATCAATTTAGACACTTATGCCAATATGGGGTTTGCCTATAACGGCATAACCTACCATGGCTGGATGATGGTTACGAAAGTAACTCATCGATTTAAAACCGGGTTCCATGTGATGGATCTCGATCTGGAAGGAGGATTTGAACATGGCTGATCTGGTTGAGGCTTTAAGACAATTATCGGCCGATACAGGGGCGACCTTAAACCCTGTAATAATCGCAACTGGCATGGTTGTTTCCGTTGATCCTCTAAAAATTCAAATAGACCAAAAAACAACACTATTGGAATCAATGTTGAGGTTGACCAATGCGGTAACGGATCACGCCACTGATATGGTTATACCAGGGGTTGGCTTAGTGACTGTTTCGGTTGCTAGTGCATTAAAGGTCGGGGAATCTGTTTTTATGGTTAGGGACCAGGGCGGCCAAAAATACACTGTGATAGATAGGACGTGAAATAATGCTACCTGAATATAATAATGCAGTAACGATAGATACCGAGGTTTTGCCCTCCAAAACATTTTCGATTGCTGAAAATTCTGGAATGATTGACAATCTGGATGCAGTAAAGCAGGCGGTCAATATCATTCTCGACGTCAACCGCTATGAGTCGCCGCTACTGCCATGGAGTTTCGGCAATGAAATGCGGAACCTGATCGGTGAACCGATGGACTTTGCTGTCATTGAGTCGGAACGCTATATTAAAGAAGCGCTGAAGCAGGATGACCGCATCACTGATGTGATTGATTTTGAGTTTGTAGAAAGCGGCGGGGCCTTATTGGCGTCCTACAGGGTTGTGACAATATACGGCGATTTTACAAGAGAAACAGAGGTGAGTTTATAAATGTATGAAGATCAAACATTCGAGGTCATAATGGCTCGAAAATTGGCAAAGGCAAAGGAGATTGACCCTACGGTAGATACCAGGACCGGGTCTTTAATTTACCTGACGTCTGCGATTGATGCCGCGGAACAAGCCCAGCTCTATATAGAGTTGGACACGGTCTTAAATCTCGCCTTTGCTGACACCGCCCCCAGAGAATATCTGATCAGGCGGGCGGCTGAACGGGGTGTGTACCCAACCCCGGCGGAACCGACCAAGGCAATTCTAAAAGGGTTATTCACACCCGATACACTGGAAATTGCCACCGGGACCCGGTTCAGGGGAAACGCTCTGAACTATGCCGTAACCGAAAAAATCGGTGCCGGACTGTATAAACTGGAATATGAAACAGGCGGGGTTGTGGGAAACCAATACCTGGGCGACCTGGTACCTGTTTTAAATGTCCCGGGATTGGCAACCTGTCAGCTGACAGAGGTTTTAATCCCCGGCGAGGACGTGGAAGACACAGAGATTTTCCGGGCGAGATACAAGGCGTCTTTTAACTCTAATTCGTTTGGGGGCAATGTGGCCGAATATATTGAAAAAGTGAATGCCATTACTGGCGTTGGCGGGGTTAAAGTTTACCCGGTTTGGGCCGGGGGCGGTACGGTGAAATGTACCATTATTAATTCCAGCTATGAGGTCCCGTCAGCGGAACTGATCACAGCGGTACAGCTGGATGTCGATCCAGTGCCTTTATCAGGACTGGGGGCCGGAACCGCACCCATTGATCACACTGTTACGATAACCGGCGTAACGGCTACCGGTATCAACATTGCGACCACCATCACCTACGAGGACGGGTGGAACTTTGCCGCGGTTGAACCGGCAATCAATGCGGCGATTGACGCCTATCTGCTGGAATTAAACCAGACATGGCAAAGCACCAAGACATTGTCCACAAACACTGGCTTGATTGTGAGAATTTCGCAAATCGAAACCCGTTTATTAAACCTTACCGGCATCATTGATATTGGCGGGACGACCATCAACGGTGTGGCTTCAAACCTGACTTTGGGCGTTGATTCGATCGCGGTTCGAGGTGTGATAAGTGGCTAGGGATTTGACAAAATACGTCCTGGATAAATTCCATGATGATAAACAATTTGCAGTAGTCGTTGGAATGGAGACCCCCGAAATAGAAGATTTGTGGGAAGGTTGCGACAATATCCGAAACGATCTATTTATAGAGTCGCTGACTCCCGCCGGAGCTACCAGAACCGAGGGGATCATGGGGCTTAAGGTTAAAGCCACGGATTCGTTAGAGGTAAGGCGGTTTCGGATCGCGGCAAAGAATAATGAACAATTGCCCTATTCGTTTAACATCATTGATCAGCAACTGGCGAAGCTTTGCGGGGTCGATGGCTATAGTTTCGTGGTTGATTATGCCGCCCGTGAAATAGCCGTAAAAGTGGCTTTAACGGCCAAGGGGATGTATGACGAAATCGAAAACATGTTATTGAGAATCAGGCCGGCCAACATGGTGATTGATTTGAGTTTACTCTATAACCAGTGGATCACACTAAGCACAAAACGCTGGTCGGAATTATCCACTAAAACGTGGTACCAAGTAAGAAATGAGGTGGTTTAATGGACTACACGACGAATTTAAATTTAAAGAAGCCTAACGGCGGGGTTGACGGTGATTTTGTTAACAT